AGGTCTTTCGAACCGCACTATTTTTCTAGGCGCAAGTGCTTAAAGTAGACTAAAAGATATCGACACTCTCATTGAGCCAACCGAAAAACTCCTACGGTCTCACTACACATTGCATTTTTTGATTTTCCCGTAAACGCCTGATGGCATTAGTTACTCAGTCCGAAGCAGCACGAATTCTTGGCATCACGCCACCATCAATCCACGCGGCCATTGCGAAAGGCCGTCTAAAAGTTGTTCTCGACGAGAAAGGTCGAAAACGAATAGACACGTCCACGCTCGCTGAGGACTATCGGAAGAACACGCAAACCCGAAATACTACCGCTCATAAGAAGGCAAAGGAACTAGAAGGCAGAGAGCCTGAGCAAAAAGTGTCACGACCAGTTGGCCGTCCTAAGGCTGAGCCGCGCATTTCTCGCACCCAGGAGTACATCCCTGATTACGACGAGAGCAGAGCGCGGACTGAGTATTTGAAGGCTGAGCTGCTGGAGCTAGACCGTCAAACCAAGGCAGGGAAGCTGGTTCCGGTTGATGAGGTTGAGGCGAAGTGGATCGAGGTGATCACTTTGGCTAGAGGCAAGATGCTGGGTATCCCAAGCAAGGCGAAGCAGCGGATTCCGGATCTTGATGCTGCTGCGATGGCGTGTTTGGAGGATATCGTGCGCGAAACGCTGGAAGATCTAGCCGGGGAGGCAGAGGAATGAGCAACGTCGACCTGCTGACCAAGAAGGCATTTTTGGCGTTCAAGCCACCAAAGAAGCTGAGCCTGAGTGAATGGGCAGATGAGAATGCGTTCCTGAGTGCTGAGTCAAGTGCTGAGGGCGGCAGGTGGAGAACGCTGCCTTATCAGAAAGGAATCATGGATGCGATCACCGATCCATGTATCGAGCAAGTGACGGTGATGAAGTCAGCCAGGGTCGGCTACTCGAAGATTTTGAACCATGTGATCGGGTATCACATCCACCAAGATCCAGCGCCGATCATGCTGGTTCAGCCGACGATTGAGGACGCGCAGGGATATTCAAAGGAAGAGATCGCGCCAATGCTGCGTGACACTCCGGTGCTCAAAGGCTTGGTGAGTGAGGCCAAGGCCAAGGACGGTGCGAACACGATCCTGCAAAAACAGTTTCCAGGGGGGACTCTTAGCTTGGTGGGAGCTAACTCACCGCGTGGCTTCCGGCGTGTTAGCAGGCGGATCGTCTTGTTCGACGAGGTCGACGGCTATCCGCCTTCGGCTGGCTCTGAAGGTGACCAGATCAAGCTGGGCATCAGGCGTACTGAGTACTACTGGAACCGGAAGATTGTGTCTGGCTCCACTCCGACGGTGAAGGACTTCAGTCGGATTGAGCGGATGTACCAGCAGTCTGATCAAAGAAGGTATTACGTTCCCTGCCCCAACTGCAGTCATATGCAGTATCTGCGTTGGGCGCAGATCAAGTGGTTCAACGATGATCCGTCGACAGCTTGCTATGAGTGCGAGAAGTGTAAGGAGCACATCCCGCACGCCAAGAAGCGTTGGATGGTAGAGCGCGGCGAGTGGCGGGGAACTAGTGAATTCAACGGTAAGCACGCTGGATTCCATATCTGGGCGGCGTACAGCTACAGCCCCAATGCTGCTTGGTCGAACTTGGTTGAAGAGTTTTTAGAGGCAAAGCATGATGCTGAGCAGCTGAAAACATGGGTCAACACGATTGTTGGGGAGGTCTGGGAGGACGAATACGCCAGCAAGATGAGCGGCGAATCGTTGATGCAACGTGCGTCGGAAGAGAAGTACAAGCAGGCATCACCACCAGCTGAAGTGTTGTTGCTGACGTGTGGATGTGACTGTCAGGACGACAGACTCAGTTTGTCGGTGTGGGGATGGGCAAGAGATGAAGAGGCTTATCTGGTTGATCGAGTTGTTCTTCATGGATCACCGTCACGACCAGAGGTTTGGAAGCAGTTAGATGAGGTCTTGCAAAATCCGTATGAGACGGAAGATGGCCGCAAACTGAATATCGAGGTTTGCTGCATTGACTCTGGTGGTCACCACACCCAAGAGGTGTATGGCTATTCGCGAGAGCGTGCCGCAATGGGTGTGATTGCGATTAAGGGTATGGGTCAAAAGGGCAAGCCACCATTGGGCAAGCCGAGCAAGGTTGATATCAACTTCAAGGGCAGAGCGATGAAAAATGGCGCTCAATTGTTCCCTGTTGGCGTTGACGGCGTCAAATCGCTGTTGTTTGGGCGTTTAAAGCACAATGATCCGGGTCCTGGATACCTTCACTTCTATCCAACAGTCGGTCCTGACTACTTTTCCGAGCTAACGGCTGAGCGACAGGTGCTTCGGTATCGGAATGGCTTTCCAGAGCGTGTTTGGGTCAAAAAAAGCCAGAGTCCAAACGAAGCGTTGGACGAAATGGTCTATGCGTATGCGGCATTGCACCGGATGTACCAAAAATATGACCGTAGAAGTATTTGGGATCAGTTTGAACGGCGTAATGAGCCTAATAAGCCGTCTCAGCTAGGATCAAAGCAGCAAAAACGGCCTAATCGCCGTAATTTCGTCCAACGCTGGTAGCCCCGTGAACATCCCAAGCGAGATCCGGGCTGGCGACACCGTGAAGTGGAGGGATGACCCCACAACGGATGTTTTCGGCAATGACATCGACAGCGCAAGCTGGACCTTGAAGTATTACCTGAGGACGAATACAGCGTCCGAAGGTCACATTTCAACAGGATCTGTTTACCAACAGGGCTGGGAATTTACAATTTCAGCGACTGATTCCGCTGGATTTGATGCTGGGACGTGGTACTTCCAGGCGATTGCAGAGAAGGGATCAGAAAAGATCACTCTGGGATCGGGTCGCTTCACTGTCGAGGCTGCTCTTGAGTATTCAGGCACTCCTGGAGCTTTTGACGGACGTAGTCAAGCCAAGAAAGATCTAGAGGCTGTCCAGACTGCAATCAGAACGCTGCTTGCTGGTGGAGCAGTCCAGGAATACAAGATCGGTAATCGCAATTTGAAGCGATATGACCTTGCTGACTTGATTCAGCTCGAGGGTCGACTGAAGGCTGAGGTCAAACGCGAGGAACAAGCTGAGCTGATGGCCAACGGCCTTGGCAATCCGCGCAACATGTTCGTGAGGTTCAACTGATCATGGGTATCCGCACTCGCATCATGGGATTTCTGGGTTTTGGCAAGCCCAATCCACGATCACTGCGTCGTAGTTACGCAGGCGCGATGGTTTCTCGTCTGACATCTGACTGGATGTCAACGCAGGCGAGTGCTGACGCTGAGATCAGAACTAATTTGCGGCGCTTGCGGGATCGTTCCCGCGAGATGGTTCGGAATAATCCGTATGCGCGTCAAGCGAAACGGACGACGCAGATCAATGTGATCGGCACCGGCATCAAGCTGCAATCGCAGGTGTTGCAACTGCGCGGCACCAAGCGGGACAACCGTATTAACAACGAGATTGAGCAGAAGTGGTCCTATTGGACCCGTCCCAATGCTTGTGATACAGGCGGCCGGTATAGCTTCCACGACTTTGAGTGGCTTGCTGCTGGTGCGATGTGCGAGTCAGGCGAAGCGCTTTTTCGGATTATTAGGCGTCCTTTTGGCGATTCAAAGGTGCCTTTGGCGTTGCAGATGCTGGAAAGCGATCTGCTGGACGAGGCATATCAGGGCAACACGTTGGCCACTGGCAATGAGTGGCGCAATGGCGTCGAGGTGAATGAGTGGGGGCGTCCAGTTCGCTACGCGATTTTGACGCGCCACCCTGGTGATACTTGGTTCCAAGGCAACCCAGAGCCCAACAGGAAGCATGTATTCCTGCCGGCAGATGACGTGATTCATCTGTTTATGCCTGAAAGGCCAGGGCAAAACCGTGGTGTGCCGTGGTTCCACAGCGTGATGGCTGATGCGCATCAGCTGCAGGGTTATGAGGAGGCTGCGGTGATTCGTGCTCGTGCTGGCGCGAGCATCATGGGCTTCATCACCAATAACGAAGGCGAGTTGATCGCTGATGACGTTGAGAACAATCAGCGCATCAGCGAGTTTGAGCCTGGCACTTTCAAGTATCTGTCTCCAGGAGAGTCTGTCTCTGTACCTGACATTGACTCACCGGACCAACAGTTCGAGATGTTCGTCAAAAACAAGGTTCGGCGCTTTGCGTCAGGCTTTGGCTGTTCTTATGAGACGCTATCTCGCGACTTCAGCGACACCAACTACAGCAGCTCACGGCTTTCCCTTCTTGAGGACCGTGAACATTGGCGAGTAGTTCAGAAGTATCTCATCGATAACTTCCACATGCGGGTGTACCGCGAGTGGCTCAATCTTGCAGTGCTCAGTGGCTACTGCAATTTCCCTGACTATGAGCTGCGGCCGGAACGTTATCTTTCCCCGCGTTGGATGCCGCGTGGTTGGAGCTGGGTTGACCCCCTTAAGGAGGTCAAGGCCTACCGGGAAGCTGAGCAAGCTGGGTACATGACCAAGGCTCAGATCATTGCTTATTCGGGCGGTGATTTTGATGACAACGTCAATGAGTTGGCTCGGGAACAGCAACTGGCAGCTGAAGCTGGTATCAAACTAGACAAGGATTTGGATCTGACTGACGAAGGCACACAGCTTGAATTGCTTGAATCAGATCAGCCTCAGCCCACACGCAAACGGACTAATGGCAAACGTAAACGGAGTTGAGATCGATCTCATGCCAAACGATGGCATGAGAGCTGAAGCTCAGCGGTACAGGGACTGGAAGGCTGATGGCGAATCAGGTGGCACGGATGTCGCTCGCACCCGCGCCACCCAGATTCTGAGCGGCAATGAGTTGTCACCTGACACAGTAATAACGATGTCAGCTTGGTTTGCCAGGCACGAAGTGGACAAACAAGGTGAAGGATTCAGTCCTGGCGAGGATGGCTATCCAAGTAATGGGCGAGTGGCATGGGCTGCTTGGGGCGGCGATGCCGGTAAGTCTTGGTCTGATGCTCGGTCGGAAAGGATAAAAGCGGCGCGTGATCGCTCAGAAGTAATTGAAATGGAGCGTCCTTACCCAAATGAGCATGCTGCGCGAATCGCAAATCCTGGACGATTTGATCGATTTAGGCGTTCGAATGATCGTGGAGGGACTGGCATCGACTTTATTTTTGGGATTATCGAGGATGAAGATCGTTCAGAGCTGCAGTCGATAAGATTCAAGCTGAGTCGTTATACGGCTAGTGAAGCTAGACAATGGCTTCGCGATAATGAATACGAACCTCTTGAGTTCGAGCCCGCCACCAACGAGAAGGCTATGGAATCTGAAACTCAACGAGCCGCGCCCGACGAGCTGAAAGTAGGGGATTTCGTCTCCTGGAACAGCTCTGGTGGTCGTGCTCGTGGATTGATTGAACAGATTGAACGCGATGGCAGCATCGATGTTCCTGATTCATCTTTCACCGTCAATGGCACTGCAGAAGACCCTGCAGCGCTGATTTGCATCTATCGGCCTGATCCCGATGGTGGCTACGAGAAGACTGACACTCGTGTTGGCCATCGATTCAGCACGCTGACCAAGATTGAACCTCTTCGTGAGGTTGAGCGTCTTGAAGCTCGCAAGTTGGTTGGCGAGCGGATGGAGCGCACTGAGGCAACCGAAATCCGCTCTGTTGATGAGCGGAGTTTTGAGTTTCCTTTCAGCTCTGAGTACCCGGTTCAGCGGTATTTCGGCTCTGAAGTGCTCAGCCACGAGGAGGGTTCACCTAATTTTGCGCGCTTGAATGACGGTGCACCCTTCTTGTTCAACCACAATCCAGACAAAGTGCTGGGTGTTGTTGAGCGTGCATGGCACGACAAAGAGAAAAAGCGTGCATACGCAAAAGTGCGCTTTTCACGCTCTGATTTCGCCAAACAGTACTTAGATGACGTTAAAGACGGCATCTTGCGTGGTATTTCCTTTGGCTACTCAATCGATGAGGTTGAGCAACGTGAGGATGGAGTGCTTGCTACTAGCTGGACACCGCACGAATTGAGCTTGGTTTCGATTCCAGCTGACCCCACAATTGGAATCGGACGTTCACTTCTTTC